CCTGATGGAGAAACTTCATCGATTCTTATAGCATAGTCAGTAGAACTATGAGGTTTAAATTTTGCAAAACTATCTAAATTTTGTCCACCTGCAGCATTATAAGTTCCGTCTAAATTATACTTGTCAAGATCAATATCAAATGTGCCTGGTGTTGTGTTATTTACTTGTGCAAAGTTAAATCCTTCAATTATATTAATATCATTTGGAATAGGACCTACAATACCATAAGTAGACTGTTCACTAAATTGTTCAGTTACTAATTGCCCTCCGTTTAAATCATCAGACCATGCATTATTGTTAACAGCGAGAAATACTTTATTATTGGTAGTATCAGTAGAAATAATATATCCTTGATTAATAAACGCTCCAGAAGTAGCATTTACTAATTTTAACTTACTTCCTACAGTAAATTGGAATGATTGGTTAATTGTAAGTTCTTGAATATTATCAATCTTAGATGTAGGAGTTACTTTGAAATAATATCTGTCTCTAACAATAGCAGTAACCTTAAGTTTTCTAGAACCTGGTGAAGGGACTGTTGCAGTTCTAGAACTCCATATATCTTGTTTATAAGTAAGTGATTCGGTGCCCGCATTCATACTGGTTGCTGAATCATCAAAGTCTAGATTTTGGAATCCTGCATCACCTAAACCAAAACCAGTATTAGTAATTGTAAGATCTACACCTGTTACTGGACTTACACTTGTTCTAATAAATCCAACTTGAGTATTAGTCTGAACAGTTTGAGTTCCAATCCTTGCAGCATCAGCATTTTTATCAATCTTAAGACCCCAACCTTCGTAATCAATATAATCATATTTTGCAAGATTAGTAGTAAACCATGCAGTATCAACCCAAGTATATGCAAAGGCAAAAGCACCTGTAGTTGGGAATGCAGTAACATCACTAGGTACGCTAGGAGTGATTGCTCTATTTCTAAGTCTGAGATGATCGATAAAGTATTGACCCTGTTCATTCTTACGGATAGTTCCTGCAGTTCCATCTCTACCAGTAATATTTCCAAATCGTAAATCCTTACTACCTAATGCTGTGGAAGCGACACTTCCTGTAAATGCTTGAAGTCCATTTACATATGCAGTAAATTGATTACCTTCTTTCTTAAGTCCAATATATTGCCATGTATTATCAGCAAACATTGTAGTTAATGTAGACTGAAGTGCTGATCCTGCAGAATTTAATTTAGTGGTATTGTTTGTAACTACTAATTCTAGTTTTCCAGTAGAAACATCATAATATAACCAAAGACCACCTGTAGCATCTTCAGCATCACCAATAGAAACTAATGTGTGTTGTGTTTGAGATAATGTTTGAGAAGAACTTGCCTCTTTATAGAGTCCAAATTCAATAGTCCAATTATCGTTTAATTTTGTTCCTAACTGAGCAGCAGTAATTCTAAGTTGTGAATTTACCCAAGTAGAGTTAGATCCTGCGGGATTGTAACCATAAATCTTAGCAACATTATCACCGTAAGTAATAGAGTTGGTAGTTGCTATAGAATCTAAGGTGTAGTGACCAGTTGTATCTGTTTGTTCACCACTATTAAAATCAAAGATAAACTCATTTCTATTCCAAGAACTTTGACCAAATAGATGAACATCTCCAGAGTTATCAACATCAAGAGAATTTACAGTAATACCTTCAATATTGTTAAGATTAAACTGTTGAGTTGTATGACTCTTAATTACACCATCATATCCAATCTTAATACACTCTGCCGTACGCACTGAATCAGTTGTAGCAATTTTACTGACTGCTACGTTAAGATCACCAAATATATCAATAACACACTTACTTGCTGCAGTGATAGATCCATCTGCAACAGCATATCTCTTATTGTAAATTACATCTCCAGTAAGATTAAACTTACCTACCCAAAAACCAGTTGTGGTTGTATTATCAGACTTAAGTCTAGTTGTAGCAGTGATATATGCTTCATTAAACTCATCTATTGCGATACTAGTATTCAAGAAAGAATATACTGTATTGCTAATCTGTTTAATGAAAGGAATTGTAATTGCACTAGTTCCAATAGTTGCTTTACCATAACCAACATCAATTGCAGTTGCAGAAACACTAGATGCAATCTCCATAGAGAAATATACATCACTTCCATTAACTACGATATCAGTAATCTTTTCAGAACTACTTGGTGATGTAAGTTTTCTCTTAATAGCAAAGGTTCCAGTAGTATCAACTAAAGCAAGAAAAGCATCGTAAGGATTAGCAGAGTTGGTATTTGTATATCCACCAATAACGAATCTAGTATCAGAAAACTTAGTCAGTGCAGTAATTTCATCTGAACGAGTGGATCCAGAAATACCTGCATATGCTCTTTGGAAATTAAGTGTTGCGCTAAGACCATTTTCTGCTTCTACATACTTGACCAATATAATATCTGGGTTATATGCATTTAAAAGAGAAGAGTTAGGGAAGTTTCTACCTGCAATCCAAATATCCTTATTATCAACATATATCTTTTGGAATTCTGCATCATCTAAACCACCAGTTAATTCTAAAGTTGCTTCCCATTCTTTAACACCAGTTGCAGAAAGTTTTGCAACAAAAGCAACAATATTATCTGATATATCGTGTGTTTTACCACAAATATAAACTTCTTTATTATCATTTACAAATACATCATTTACAGATACATATTGTTCATTTTCAATCAATGAAACATAGTAATCTGCTTTTTTGAATACCTGTGGGTGAGATAAAATAACTCTAGGATTGGTAGTATAACCAGAACCAGAATTTAAAATATTAACAGTGTCAATAGAACCTACACTAGTAACAACTGCTTCCAAACTACCGTCAGATCCATTACCATCAATAATAATTGTTGGAGGAATATCTGTATTATAACCAGATCCAGTTTGATCGATTTGAATCTCTTCAATACCTTTATATTGACGTACGATATAAGATTTGTTGGTATTATCCATCACAGGAGTATAATCAACAAATACCGTATCTCCTGCAATCAAATTATGAGGATTTGTAGTTTTAAGAAGACCAAAATTATCACCACTAGTATTTTCAAAACCATAAGTTAATACAGATTCACCTTTAATTCTAGAAACACGAGCAGAAACACCTGAACCATCAGTGCCAGTATTATCAAATATTAATCTATCATTCACCTGATAACTGATACCAGGATTTTCAATAGTGAATCCTGTTACTGATGCATCTTCAAATTTAGTAATAGTTTCAACTTCAATATCAACTTTAGAATCAAGTTTTACTTTAGGGAAGTAATCAAATAACTGTAATGGAGATTCTTCAAAAACCTGATCTGGATCATCAATCTCATCCTGATCAATAATACCACTTCTATCTTCGTCTTCTACTTCAAATAGTAGTATATCACCATTTTCTAGTGTTAGAGCGTTTGTAGAGGCATTTGGTGCCCTCTCAACGTCAATATCAACGTTCTCATATGGATCACGATATCTAACAACACCTGTAGGAATATTTTGTTGAACAGCACTAGCACTTAAGTTCCAACTATCAACAACGGAGTTAAAATTAGGACCGAGAACATATGGGAAAAGAGGAAGACCATCTTCAGTATTATCAATAGTTACAAAATAACAATATCTACCTTGAGGATAATCAGGTGTTTTACAGAAACGACCATTGTATTGATCAAGATCACCTAAACCAAAAGCATATTCATAATCTTCAACAAATTTACCTGCAACTTCTTCAGAAAGAAGAGGACCTGCTGTTCTAACAGGATTTTGGTTTGTAACAGCATTAAATACAAGTTCTGCTTTAAGTCGATAAGAGGTGTTTAATTTGGCAATAGAAGAGTTCTGATCAGTAGGATCTGAATAACCATAAGGACCATAAATTGGATTACCGTCAAATGCCCAACCAATAATAGGTGAGTGTTCTAACTGAGTTTCTTGTTCTTTTATTAATCCTGCATTATTTTCAAATAAGTTATCACCAAGAAGATATCTCAATCTTTGTGGGTTTGATAAGTGAGCATATTCACCACCATATTGATTATTGAATCCTTCAAATACCCCACCCTTTGCAGCATCAAGAGTAGATGTTTCTTGTAAGTTGTAAGTCCATTGAAATACATTCGCTGTAAATGTTGCACCAGAACCAACAGAGTTTAAATTAATTAGTGTCGTACCTTGAATATATCCAATACCTCTATTGACAATCTCGATACCAGTAACTCTACCTGCATTCTCACCATCAACGTCAATGGTAGCACGAGCAACAGCACCAAAACCTTCACCCTGAATATCAATTGTAGGAGCAGTTGTATATCCTGAACCTGCAGAGATAATAGCAATAGAAATAATACGACCATTCTGAACAATTGCTTGAGCAACAGCACCACTACCAGAACTTAGTGTGACAGTGGGATTTGAAGTGTAAGATGCACCACCACTGGATACAGTTACAGATTGAATAGGACCTCTAACCGATGCAGTTCCTGTTGCACCTGATCCTCCACCACCAACAATAGTAATAGTAGGTTGTGATGTATATCCTGTTCCACCATCATTAATCAAAACTCTGGATACAACACCTTTTGTGATAATAGCAGTTGCTGCAGCACCAGATCCGCCACCACCTGCAATAGAAACAAGAGGAGATGAAGTATATCCAGTTCCACCTGCAGTTACAGTAATTTCACTAACAGATCCGTTAACAGTTACGCTAGATGTAGCACCTGTTCCACCGCCACCTGAAATTGAGATATTTGGAGGAGAAGCAGCATCATAACCCGAACCTGCATTAGAAATAGTAATACCAGTGACAGCACCAAAAGTTTTCTTGATTGTAGACTTATAAGACCATATAGAAACACCATTTACCCATGTTCCAATAGGACCAGGTGAAATATCATTCTTTGTAGAGATTGTAGTTACCGCTAGTGGAAAACGGTTTAATTTACGTTGATTACCTGGCAAAAGGGCAGAACCAGGAAAAGGACCTATGTTATAGTTTGGTATACCTGTAGATGCAACATAAACATAATTATCGTTAAAGAAAGAGTTTTGTATATTAGTTGTATAAGGACCAATAGCATTTAAAACAGGTGCGTCAGTAGATTTACCTTTGTTAAGGTCAACAGATACAAGAATATTACCTTGAGGTACGACTGTAGCAGGTTGTGGTAGTTGATATTGAAATACAGTGTTACTATCTCTAGATGTGACTAAGAAAGTTCCATTATAAAGAATTGGGTTAGCACCATAGATTGTAACCTGATCTCCAACTAAAAGACCATGATTATTAGCACAAGTTACAGTTGCAGACTGATTATTAACACCACCAAATGTAATACTACTAATATTAATTAATTTTTTAACATTATACAACCAAGTTGTTAGTTCAGCATTAACTCCTGTTCCACCTAACTTAGAAACTGTTAATTTATCGCCAGGTAAGTAATATGAACCCGTATCAGTAAGAGTGGTCTGTTGTGCATCAACAATACCAACAATTTTCATTTCTACTTGTTGAGTAGTGCCTTTATTAACAAAAACTGAGAAATTAGAAGCAACTTCTGTAGCAGAGTCCCAATCTTCAACAATACCGTTAACAGAACGTGTACACTCAATAAACTGGTTGAGTGATTTTTCTTTATATCTTACAACTTCACTTCCACCAATAATAAACTCACCGTTTCTTTCTGGCCAACCAATTGTAGAGTCAACAGTGATAATACTGTCTTCAGTACCTAAAGGTTCAGCAAGTTTTGTTTTATATGGAACCGTAAAGGTACCAGTGATAGTTTCTTCTGAAAGAACAAGTTCAAAAATTTCTACATCAGAAGTTTTGATAGAAATATAGTTTTCAATCAAAGCACTCGCTGCTGCTACGTTGACATCAGCAATATCAGCATCTTGTGTCAATAAACCATCTCTAATATCAGTAGGATCACCACTTACTAGAGTTGCACGCAAAATAGTGTCAATAGACCATGTTGCTGCAGATGGTTTGATAATTTGATCTTTTGGATAGGTAATACTTACCTGTTCACCATATAATAGTTTAAAAAGGTAACTAATACTGAAAGATGTTCCTTTTGCAGTATAAAAATCTTTAATTGTCTTAATTGCTGTTCTAACATCAATTTTTTTGTAATCTAGTTCTGGAACATCAGGTAAGAACTGTTCTGTATACTTGTCTAGTAAACGTTTTACAAATAATGCGTCAAGACATTTAACTGAAGCACCAATAGCGTGGGATGCTGCTGTAGTGTTATTAGAGAATACTGCGTTACCATCTTCAGTATAAGAAGTGATACCACTTGCTGCTCTTGCACATCCTAGTAATTGTGATTTTGAATATCCTTTACCCGACTGATTTACTTTAAATCCAGTGACTTCGTTAAGTCCGACAGTTGCAGATGCTTTTGCTTGTGGAGGTGCTTGAATTACAATCTCAGGAGGAGTTGCAGCACTATAACCAGAACCAAACGCAGTAATATTAATATCAGTAATTCTACCGTTGAATATAGCAGCAGATGCAGTAGCACCAGTTCCACCTGCATATGCTCCAGTAGCATCTGTTCTATTGTCTACAACATAAACAGAAGGTACGTCATCATATCCGCTACCACCGTCTAACAACGTAATTCCTACAAGACGACCATTCGTATCAACTGTTGTAGATAAAACCTGTGCACCAACTGGGTCAACTACAGATATTCTAGGAGTAGTAATATATCCTTGACCTGCATTTGCAATTGTAATTGAAGTTATTACACCATTGGTCAATACAGGAATAAGAGTTGCTCTAATAGGATTAGTTCCTGTTGGTTCATCAATGTAAATTGTGGGGACTGTAGTATATCCAAAACCACCATCGGTAATAGGAATAGTTCCTGATACCTGCCCTCCTACAATGGGACAAGTGCCTAGTACAGCACCGCCAGGTTGTTTAAAAGTAATTCTAGGTGTAAATGTATATCCACTACCAGAACTAACAACTTCTATTGCAGAAACACTACCATTAGTGACAGTCGCTTTAAGGGTTGCTGCTACAGAACCAGGTTTTGTTGGTGATTGAACTTGAACTACAGGAGGGTTAGTATCACTATATCCTTTACCACCATCTAAGAGTGCTAATTCCTTAATACCATTTACAAGTGCAGTTACAGAAGCACCGCTACCTGCAGCAGAGTTAATAGTAACTTTAGGAGGATATTCAAAACGATAATTACTACCAGTTTCGTTTATAGAGACGCTAGTTAGAGTTCCATTATCGTCAACGCGAGAGTACCCCAAAGCACCAGATCCAAATGAAGGAATAGGTGCTTCAATTGAGTATAGTGAGAGAAATCTTCCATTGAGAGGTGCTGTAAGAAAAATAAATTGATCTTTATCAACAAAAAAGTCTACTTTAGGAACTAATAGACGTTGATCATAAATTGCTAATACATATTCGCCCACAACAGGTTCATAAGGAGAACCATTCCTTGTCATGGTAAATTGTCTCTTACCTTCACCAAAAGAACCAGATAAGTTATCTATTGCAACGATTGAATTCTCAACAAAACCACTTTGATATGTAATATATGTTGAAGATGAATCATCAGCAGGAATTCTTGTTCTAGGTGCAGTGGTAAAAACAATAGCAGTGCCATCAACTGTATAATCAATACCAGGTGTTAATATCTTTCCGTAAACAGATACAATCAAATGTTGTGCAGACGGTGCTGCTACTGGACTATCCTGAGATGTTAGATTAAACCTAACTGTAGTTCCATCAAAGGAATCGAGAAGACTTGCAAGTGTTGTCCACTTTAATTTTACTTGCTCATAAGAAATACCTGGACTAAGAGCAATGTTTGGTGACGCAGTTGTAGATTCATAATATATTACTTCATTACCAATTAAAATAGAACCATCTCTACTTAAAAAACTATCAATACTTTCAACTGTTATTGCATCAGAAGTTGTCGTAGTTGCTTCTACGATTTTTGTGGCACCATCTAGAATATCAATATTGAGTTTATCAATATCCATATAGGATAGAAACTCATTGATGATATTCTGACCTAAACCAGTTTTTTCTTGAGAGCGATAGTAATATTCAATAAATTTATTGAATAATGGATAATCGTTCTCAATAAAATCTGGAGTCTGTGAGACAATAGACTGTGAGACCTTATTGACGTTCATCGACTATTAAAAACAGGAAGAAGTTGTTAGATCACCCGCGTTTGTGATATCAGCAACAGTAATAGTTGTGGGAACCGTATTAAACACTGAAGGCGTCAAACTATTTAGAGGGATTGTTGGAGGAGGAGTCGTACCTACTGGAACAACTGTAACCTCTGGATTTATAATATTGATGATAGTTCCTGGTGTTGCAGCAGGGATAGATGCAACGTTTGCAGGAATAAAGAGGACAGGAATTTGAATACCTGTAGGAAGTAGGTCTGCATTTGTTATTGAACCCGCACCAGTTGTTGTATCTGTAATATTAATTGATCCAGAAGGAGGTACATCAATACCTGCACCAATAATATTGACAGGACCAAAACAAATCTGTCCTGTGTTGTAATTTACAGTTCCTGCAGCATTATTTGTATATACCTTTTTATTACCTGTATTATAGAACGTTCTTAAGTTACCAAAACCATCATCTTCAAATTGTTGATCAATACCTGGTCTATCTGCTGTTCTAAAAGGTCCTGAGAGTAATACAGGTTCTTTCTTACAACTAGTAGATGTAGTTACCCCTGCAGTTCCAGTTCCATCACCACTACCATTAGTAGTAGATGAACCATCAGAGGAGGATCCTGTATTACTTGGAGCACTATCATATAAATCCGAACCAGTAGCAATACAATAGGTATTAGTCTGATTTGTGTTTGGATTGATGTATTTTAAGATAGAAAGTTGTAGAGATACATCACTAAGACTATTATCTGATAATGTAACTGCTTTTTCAAATGCTTGTGCTCTAAATGTGGAATTAAAGTTATTAATTTGAGTTTGAGATGCCCAATCATTAATTCCATTTTGAATATTGGTTTTAATATCAGAAGTATTGGATGCAGTGCCAGGATCGTATTGTGCAAAGACTTTCAAATACAAATACATCTGTTCTGGGTCAATAACTACGGGATCAATTGATGCCATGGCATATTTTCTCATATCTGCAGCAATTGACTTTTTAGTTGCATCATTTAGCAATGAACCAGTCTTAGTTTGAATTGCAATAAAGACTTTTCCGTAAATTGGAGGATTTAAAGCATCTCCACCGTAAGCAACAACAGAATCAGCATTAGAATACACTTTTTTAGCAATTAAAGCGTAATCCTGTGCTGTTACTGCTCTATACTGTGCAGAATAGAATCTTGGTGCATTATATTTGATAGATTCTAGTGATTCTGCTCCTGCACCTAATTGTGACTTATCTTTTACAGTTAAAACTGTTGATGCAGTTCCATAAGTGTTTCCAACGTTATCAACAATGCTTCCCATAAAGGAAAATGTTGTAATTTCATTTGCTTCGACTCCAGAAGTAACCAAATACTCTAAAAGTACGACTTCTCCATCTTTTAGTGCTCTTCCTGCAGTGTCATCACCAAATTTTACCTCATAACGCATATCTTCACCTTCACTAAGGAAGAATGCACGAGTAGTTGAAGTTAAATCGGTAATTGTATCAGTAAGACTGTATAAATCCGATGTTGTAGATGATTCGTTAGGTTTTACTCTAACAGAGAGAGTGGAAACGTCAGCATCCTCAGAAGGAATCTTATAAACCTGAGTTGCAAAGGTATTAACAACGTATTGGAAGGTAACTATACTACCTTCCATAACCATTACGTTGTCGAAAGTTGCAATACCTGTTGTTGCACTAACACTAGCAGTAATATCTTGTAAAATGTTAAAAATATAATTTCCACCAGTTGCAATAGCACCTTTTCTTAATGTTACACTACTAGGATATGCTCCTGCGGTCTGAGATGTTTGTACAACTAGTTTTAAACATGCTCTGGATGAAGTAATTGAACGTGGAACGTAATTTAGAAGTTTTGCAACGTTAACAACATTATCCCTAACAGTAGCAGAAGGCAAGAATGCTTCATTCATCGCCATATTTGCATTAAATGCTGAATAATATGAATTATATGCTAATGTGTCTATAAGATACGCTAATGAAGATCCATCAAAGTCATAATCCGTGAATTCATTACGAGTTCTCAGATAAGATTTGATCGAAGCTTTGATATCTTCAAAATCTAATGCTGTTAGGTTGTTTGGTTGCATTATTCAGGTCTCTGTAATACGAATTCTATGGTTTCTGTAATTGGGATTCCCACTATTCTATATGTCACAGTAACATGAAAAGAGTTTGATTGAAAAATCGCTTTAGTAATTACATTTTGTAAACGTACGCGAGGTTCAAACCGAGTAATTGTATTTGCAATCTCTTGTTTTATTGCATCACCAGTAAAATCATCTAAAGGTTCAAATAACAGTTGAGATACATTAGATCCTATAAGGGGTTGAAATGGTTTTTCACCAGGTGCAGTCATAACTAAATTTTTAACTGCCTGTTTAATTGAGTTGTCGTTTTTAACAACAGCAACATCTTTAGTATTCGCATTTCGCACCATGCCAAGTGAGAGATCCGTAAATGCACGAGATTTCTTTTGACTTTTACCTGTTATCTTCTTTAACGCCATTTGATACGAGAAGTGCCCGTATTATTTAGCGTCTTTTTCAGATTTTTTTCTATTTGATCTATCAGAACGTGGATCAGTAATTAAATAACGACAATATTCGTTCCCATGATCATAAAAATGATCTGACATGTCCACAGGAACGTTTGCGTTTCGTTTACCGTCTACAATTCTATTTGCCTTGGCCACGATACCTCTTTTTTGCTTTGTTTGCTGACGTTGCAGCATACTTTGTATGCTTTCCGCGACCTTGTGCGGTTTTCTTTGGTCTACTTTCAATATTAGGTAGACCCATTGCATATCTTGTTGCCATAATTAAGCTCCTATGAATACATTTGGACTACAACCCGATACTAACGAATTGCACGGAAACGGTGTTGTGTTGTTTCCAAAAGGATCACCGAACCTGCCAGCTCGACGACCATTGATGAATACAGTCTTACTAGTTGAGAATAATTTCCTAGCATGACCTGGTGCTGCTTCTCTACCACCCGAAGTTCCTACCGTACAGTGCCAAGCGGGAGAAGATGTAGTGTGAATACATACACCGTTAGGAAGTGGTTTAACAACCGTGTGAGAGTGAGAGGTAGGAGTAGGGTGAGTGATGAGAAGATCTTGATCAATAATAGGTATAATATTATTAACCATTACATCCCGCACCAAAAATGAGAAAGGTAATTGCGGATGCGGAGGCCAGGTAGTTGTGGC